CTCTGCTTTTGCGTACCAAGGATCTACACCCTTGCCAAATTGTTTTTCAAATTCTACTTTCATGCAATCATTAGCATTGCTTTATGTAGTTCTTTTGAATGTTCCAGTTCATCATTTGCTATCTCTGCAATCTTTGTATCTTCTGGATGCCACGCACTATATTTAACATAAGTTTCATATGCGTGTTTCTCAATCTTCATGTTGATATCATAAGCGTTAACAGGATTGATAAGATAGTAAGCAACCATGATCCAATAATAAAGAAGAACAAGATGCTTGGCAAAGAACCTGTCGATCCAATACTTATTGCCTTCCCTAAGTTCCATTTCTTCCAGATGTTCTGTTTCATTGAGTGCCTGATAGAAGTGTTCTTTCATTAAGTATATGTGATCCTCTCCTCGAAGTCCAAGAGATTCACGAAAATGTAATACACTGATAAATGAGAAGTAGGGTGCTCTTGCAATAACTTCTAATACCCAGAACCTTTGAAAATCTCTACCCCTATAGAGAAAATCTAAGATATAAATTGTGGTGTCTAACACCCATGTATTGAATTTCTTCATACAAATATAGGATGTGCCCATGCTTGTGGTACAAGGAACCATCCAGTTGCAATGATAGATCCAAATATAATACAAGATGATTTAATAGGTAAGTTCTTCATTTTCCTCCTTAGTAATTGAATCCAAAGAAAAAGGATGCTCGTGTAGATACGGAACATCCTCCCTTGCGTGTCTTACTGCTTCAAATGCGTCTTCAGCATATTCACCAATTTCGTGGTGGTTATTTAATTGGTCGTGCCAACCCAGTGTGTAGTGGGACATGATAGTTTCAACTCCAGTACGTTATTATTTATAATAACACACTAGGTATAAATACGCATCTATGTGTGGACTCACTAACTAAGTTAGGGTATCTTGTTCGGTTTCCTCTTCCTCATTAAGATTTGTTTTCCTCTTCCTATCATTGTTATCATCTCCAACTACTTCTCTGAGTAAGTTTTCATCTCCAAGACTTTCATTCCATTCCCCATAAGTCGCCATCATTTTTCTCCAATAGTAATTTCTTCATCACAATCTGCAAAATCAACTGCCATTTGACCTCCGATTTCAGCACCTTGATCCATACCAAACATTGATATTGCACCGCCTATTACCCATCCTACTATAGGAATAGATGATACACCAGTTTGTGTGACAGTAGCAGCACCTAATGCACCACCAACCATCTTACCAGTTCCTTCTCCACTTCCTCTTGCCTTAATACATGCTATCTGTTTTTCGGTTAGTCCAGAGGAATTTGTAGTAGTCTCTCCTACTACATTTTGTTTCTTAATATCTACATTCTTCTTACCCAATCCTAGGAAACCTGCAGGTCTACTGATTTGTTCTGTAGATGTTACAATCCTAGGATCATGTGCTCTGTAATCAATCTTATATCCAGTTTTATCTGCCTCTATTCTGTATGCAGTATACTTTCCTATAGGCAAATCAAATTTAGGAAATGAGGAATTATTTGATAGCAATCCAATCATACCGATATGAGATATACCCAAAACAGTTCCTAATCCTAATATAAAGGCACTTTTCTTATCCACTATCCTTTCTTAGTTGGGGTTGGACTTGGAGCAAGAACCATTGGTGCTTGTTCTAATCTAATTGTTTGTGCAGGTGCTGTGTTTGCTGCCTTTTCAATTAGTTTTTCCATATCTTGTTTAGATATAGGAGCAACTGCAGGTTTTGCTGCACTATTACCATTCTTCTTATTTGCTGTTTGAATCCCGAAGCTGGCTAGGACCCCTGTGAAGACCGAAGCTATGAAAGTTGGGTCAATGTTTTTTTGAGGGAAATTTGGAACTGTAACATAGTTTAATGTTAATATACCACCACTCCAAATTAAAATTCCGAGTCTAACAAAGGTTGAGAAGATTTCCATCTGCTCCTCTTTGTCCTCGGATAATTCTTTTAGCTTTGCAATAGGACCTACTGACTTTTTAGGTTCTTCTGCTTTTACTTCTTTAACTGCTTCTGCCATGACATAAAATTGAGAGACTATTTATATATAGCATTCTCAATTCTATGCAAACATATGTTTATTTAAAAACCTAATGGTATAGGAGATTTAGGACCTGCTGCAGGTGCATCAGGTGTAGGTGAAGCAGGTGCGGGATTAACAAGATCTCCTAATCCCCCTAGTGCTCCTCCACCTGCATCTCCACCAATAATACCACTCATTCCACCTGGCATCACTGATTCCATAATTTTACTTTTTACATCTTCAATAATCGCATCTTTACGAATGAAGACATATCCACCGAGACCTACTACTGAAAGGGAAATAACTCCACTCGCAATAGCAATCCCGTTTACAATTTTTTGTAACATAATTTTACCTTGCTTTAATTGCAGATTCTACCTGTGCTAACAGTTTATCATCCATATCAGTTTTTGTCAACTTGACTGCCTTCTTAAGGATGATAAGGCAAATGTCTATTAGTTTTTCGCCCAGTTCTTCGTTGTCTGGGACTTTTGCTACTGCATCAGAAATAACTTTTGTAGCAAATGGGAGTAAAAAGGATAACATAATCTTACTGTATTTACATCTACACTATATATAATCTAAATTTCTATAATATCTACACCACTATCAGCATCATCTATGTACTCCAAAGATAATACATGACTTTCTTTTTCTATGTCTAACCATTCTCTAAACTCTTGACGTATTGAGTCACCATTTACAACCTCTTCAAAATCATCACGAGAACAAAGTTCATTGATACGACTAAGAGACCAATCATGAGTCTGTTTCAGAGTTTCTTTCAAAGTTGCCATAATCTTTTTTCATGTAACGACCTAGGATATTGCTATTATAATACATAGGTGTTCCATCGTCAAGTGATTCCATCAAAACATCATTTAAAAATAATTGTTTTGTCTCTTCGTAATTTACCTTTCCCAAGGTTTCGTGGAGGGATAAGATCTCTCTGGAGAAATTGTCCTTTCCATATCTGGATATGTCGGCTTTGAGTTCTGGGGAGCTTCCATAATACTTCTTCCAATCTGACTCAGAAGTAACTCTACGCTTTCCTCCCTTTGGTTTACGTTTTTGCACGAAATATTTTCTACCAATGTACTTCTTACCTGTTGTCTTATTAGTAATGAGGTAGACGTAACCGAAGAAGTCGCCAATATCATCAGAAGTGAAAGCTGTACCTTTGTAGTACCAGGGATTTTCATAACCACCTTCCATAATGAATTAATCATTTGTCATTTCCTATATTTATCCACCTGCAAAATCATCCCATTGATGATCTGCAGAATCTCTAATTGCTTTATAACACTCGTCTAGATCCCACTCTATATCAGAGTTTGAATCCTGAGAAGGTGTCTTTTTTAACGTCTTGTTTGATTCCACCAACGATGTAGGATTCAACTTCTGTTTCCTGTGGTGCGACTTGAAGACCCTTAGAACTGATCCAATGCTCTGTCCAAGGGAGTGGATTGTTTCTTGCAGATACGTCATAAATTGGTTTAATTCCTATTGATCTCATTCTACGGTTTGCTACCCATTCAACATAACGATGTAGTAGTTTGTCATTCAGACCAATCATACTACCATCTTTGAATAGATACTCTGCCCATCTCTTCTCTTCATCAACACACTTTTGAAATTCTTTTAGTATCCAAGATTCTTCTTCTTTTACAATCTCAACCATTTGCTTATCACCACCCTTTCTCCAATTGTTTAGGATATTTTGTGTGATTGCAAGATGTTGGTTTTCGTCTCTTGCGATGAGTGAAATAATCTTTGCACTTCCTTCCATGCACTTGAGTTCGCCAAAAGCAAAACTACAAGCAAAAGATACGTAAAAACGGATACCCTCAAGAATGTTAACATTGGCAACAGCACGATAAAGTTTTCTTTTCAATTCTTTCTTTTCATTATCAGCGTTAGGTCCTTGCCACTCTGATTTCCACCAGTTACTTGTATCATACTGATGTGCCTGATTTACAAACGCATCATAGGATCCTGTAACACTCTCTGCCCTTTCTAAGATTTTGTTGTCTGTAAGAATAGTATCAAATACCTCACTTGGATTTGGATACACATTCTTCATAATGTATGTGTATGAACGAGAATGA